CTTCGTACAGCCCTTAAACGAAAAAATACGAGTGAAATTTTCGACATGTTTGAAAGCACGGCTAACGCTTTGGCGATTTTGAGGAAGGAGTGTTCTTCATGTACTCACGAACAGTCTTCAGGAATGCACGATCTCGACTAACTTTTGGATCTGTAGCAATGACGATATAAGTGAGGCGATTTGGAATCTTAGGTGCGTTGCCTTTGGGTTTGGGAGTGACCTTTAATTGTTTCTTTGCGTTCTGGATTTGTTTCGCAGATGGCATATATTATACCCTGGCAAAATATTTGAACTTGTCGAAAAAGTGAACACATGACTTGAAGTTGTCATATACGATCATACATAACGCATCCGCAATGTCATGTTTTCTTTCATATGGAATGTCATCCTCTATATACTTCTCAGCTATCGAAACAGTTCGCTCCTTTCTCTGGTCGTAGTCGAGATGTCTCATACCGAAGTGTGTATGCATGCTCACAGGTGAAATTAAAGAAACCTTATCTTTGAACATGTAATGTAAAAGTATTTCAATATTTGTAAAACCTCCAGGTGGTTGTCGTTCTATAAGTATCTTATCAGCTGCATCGAATATATCTTGGTGATCCTCCACAAATAAAGGAACAAGATCTACAAAGTCATTCGATTTGAGGTATTTATAGTCTTCGAGACTTACCTTCTTCACGTATTCGACTTCAATTTTTGGACCCGCAGCAGACTCCGCAAGAACGAGACCCATGTTATGATAGCCGATATCGATCGCCAAGACCTTCATGTCTTTAAGTGAAAGATTTTCCTTAACTATAGTAAATGAAGAACAAGACAAAGACCCAACTCCTATGGGTGGCTCTTGTCGTACTCGTGGTAGTGATTGGTTACATGTGGTACAATCCCCAAGTCGTCGAAGTTCCAGTTGAGGTTCCTGTCGTGGTTCCACCTCCTCGCCCCGTTCGTACACAGGAGATCAGGCGTGAACCCGAGTTTAGGGGCCCACCCATCAAACAGTATAAACCTGGACGTATGCAACAGATGGGCATCCTCGTGGGTGAGAGTGGAGAAACACTCCCTCTATATGGTAAGGAAGTTCGTGGTCGCCGTGACCGTTATCATTATTACACCACGACTGGTGGCGAGAACCTTTACCCTATTCCAGTGACCCATGATGGACGTGACTGTGTGGATGATATCGGATGTCAGGAACTTTATGGAAATGAATCTGTAACAGTCACTGGCAAGACTGGTTCTTTCAATGTGACGATGTATCGCACGGATGATTTCTTTTAACAAAAATGATTTTTTAGAGAATTGTATTCACTCTTCTGAAGTCCAGAAGTTTCTGAAAATTTTGCCTTCATGTTAAGTAACTCTTTTATAGTGTCATCATCGAGACTTTTGACAAAATCCCTCTTAGCCTCGATGTCGTCAAGTTGATTGTGTTCTTTCTGTGCTTGTACATAAGGCCATGTGTGTTTTCGCAGCGTTGCGACTTCAATCTCAAGTTGTACGATTCGTGGGAGTAAAACTTCGTGTACGAATTTTTCCAATTCTGTCATATAATAGTATATGTAATAAGTATGACACCAGAAAAGCGCACATTTATAAAAAAGGTTGCTCACGGTGTTGGTGATTTAATGGAATATATGGGGTGCGTAAAACGGATAGGTAGGGAACCCCAAAATGAAATGGAAAAATTTATAAAAAAACAATTATTCAACCGTAGTCAAGATGATACATACGAATTTTCGGTTGGAAAGTTTAGGATGGCTGTAGATGTCTTAGACTCGAAAAATTTAACAAAACTGTTGGTATATTTTGATAGTATCGGTATAACATTAGACCGTGCGTTCACACTAGCATCTCCAAATCCACTTTTGTTCACGAAAGATGATCGAATTTTTGTTAAGATGATAAACGACGAAGACATCACAACATTTTATCATTTAATATCATTTTGAGATCTAAGTGGATAATGAAATGACTAAAATTCAAGTACAAGATGAATATCACTCCCGCTAAGAAAGAATTCATAAAAAAGATATGTGGAGGTATCCACGTTCTCATGACATGTTCTTTTCTCGCCAATGATATCAATCAAGATCCCCAAGAACCCGAAGAATATTTCATTCGAGATAAGTTTCTCAAATTTGGAGAGTTCTCGGAGCACAAGTTTTGTCAAGCACTCGATACCATGTCTAATGGTGACATTACAGCCGTTCTCACGTACCTCGATGACCGAGACATATATCTACAACGAGTTTTCATGGAATCTCAAATTCCTATTCAAGACCTGAGTGATGCAGATTTGGAGTTTGCACTTCTCATCGAAGACAGAGATTTAGTGACGTTTGAGGATTTTCTTAGCTATTAGTATATGCAATACAAAGAATTAAAAGATAAGGCAAAAAAATTGGGTCTTCGTGTGACCAAGAATGTCGGTGGTAAACGCATCAAGCTTTCTGCCAAAGAACTTCGTTCCAGGATTACCATGAACTTTGAGAATAGTGTGAAGAATGCACAGAAAGTTATTCGCATATGTCAAACAATCGTTGCCCCCACTCAATCTCAACAGGCGAGTGGTCGTGCTCCAATTCCCCCACCTCCACCTCCACCCCCCAAAAAGCCCGTACTTAATAATAAACGTGCTAAGCTCATAGCCGAGCTGAAAGCCAACTTAAAAAAGAGGGGATTATCTAAATAAATCGGATGTTATCTTATATCCTCAGCTTTTTCCCAAAGACTGGTCCTTACTTTGTGAAAAAGTCTAGACTCAATGAATTGAAGAAATTGTCTGATAATTGGGTGACGAATGATACGAATGTTAGAAAAGCTGTCTCTATTATGAAGGACTTTACAAGAGCACTCGATGAAATGAATATCGAAGACAATAAAGAAGTGTGGACACCCATGGGGCGTCGTTCAGCGGATGATATCGTCAAGTCTTATATCGGTGAAGATACGGCGAATAAACTCATGAACATATCGAAAGAATGTGTCATGTATGAAACTGCTGAGGAACTTCAACTCGACAATGTAAAGAAGATTCTCGTAGAGTGGGACGGTGATAATATCGATGAAGCGTACTCCGTGTTGAAACACTACGCCAAAGCTGTGCGAGAATACGATCGAGATCTAATCTTCTTCTGGACTGTTGAGGAATTCGTAGAGCATTATCTCGGTGAGGAACTTTACGAACGCCTTGGAACTATGATCCGTTTCTTCGAAAAACTGGAGAATCTTAAACGAAACTTAAACCGAACTTTTTAGATATAATTTTCTTCGCACCTTCAAAGGTTGGATGACCCCAGAGGTACCAACGGGACCAAAAACCAGCCCCGTCGATACCACTCTTCTTCCAATCCTCTTTATCACTCGATGTCACATCGAGCATCATTTTATGGATTCGCTCTGGGTCTCTCTCAGCTATTGTGCGCTTTGGTACTCGACCACCGTGCCTGAGTACATACGAACGCATACGTGAAGGATTCTTGTGTTTGGTGTAGTCTGAATATCCACTTGCACCAAAGTCAACAGTCCTGCCGTCTTCTAAAATTGCCCTGAATTTCTTTTTACGATCAGGGCTCTTCACAATCTTGACGCGCATACTTATATTTTACGAGTATTTAATTTTTGCACGCCATGCAACCGTACTTCTCCTTCTTGGGGAAGAGGAAAAAGTGCTCCTCACCACGCTGCACACGGTAGAGATGATCATACATGTGAAGGAGAGTGATGGCGAGGGCAATGGTAACCGTGACGACACCATTCATCTTACGAGCAGTCCACGCATACGCAATGAGGATGGCGGTGAGAACAATCTGAACGACGGTCACCTTGGGCATGACGAAACGCTTCTCGATAGTCTTGACCTCTTCGGTGGGCTCGGGGGCGTACTTTTCCATTCGCTTGCCGTAAACTGGCATTTTTATTATCTACTGAGAAAATAATGTGGTCGTTTCTGTTGGTACCGATGGTCTTGGTACTTCACGACTATCTGAAGGCACCCTTGGATCGCCTGTATTTTGCTAACCCGAAACGTCCCCTGATTGGTATGAGGAACACACTCATCGACCTTATCAACTGGTCATCACAGTACAGAGTGAATGACCACCCAGGTCTCTGGCTCATAAAAGCACACTTTGAAAAGATTCGTCAGGAATTCAACGAAGTTTCAAAGACGGCCAAGAAACACCTCTTCCACGAAGCCGATCCATGGTTTGATAAAAACGATGCGTATTATTTTTACAAGGCTGAGGATTTCCCACTTCTTAAGAGTTTAATTGGTCAAATACCATCTATTCACGAAGAGACTGCGTTATTTGCCGTGATGGATGAGCCAATGGTCATTCCACCACATCGTGCCGAAACAAATTTATTGCTCAGATATCATATCACTATAGAAGGTGGGGGAGATTGTACCTTATATACTGAGAGAGGATCACACGAACATCGTGAAGGAGAAGACTTTCTATTTGATCATGCGAGATACCATGAAGTTATGAAAACTGGTACTGGGCGTAGAGTTGTTTTGATTTTAGATGTTCACAGATGTTTCTGACACACCGCCTCGTACATATCACTCCCACCGATGAGTTCAAGTTCAGTGTTTTCCACGGTACGCTTGGTGAATGGACCCATGTTCCCGTTACCACAACGCATACACAGAGCCGATAGCTTTGTAACTTCCGTGGCCATTGGAATACAGTCTAAGAGTTCCCCCCATTTTCTTTGAAACGCATCACCATCTAGACCCGCCAAGATGACATCCTTTCCCATGTCTAGACAAGATTCTACAAACTTTTTGAGGTTTGGAAAAAATTGCGCCTCATCGATGGCGATAATTTCAGCATCTTCGAACGCACTCTTATCCATGAGATCATAAAGATCGTACACCTTGAAACAATTAAACTTTACATTATCATGTGTTTTCAAAACTTCTTCTGGAGATCGTGTATCTTTTGCGGAATTCACGACGAGAATTTGTTTGTCGATAACTTTCAGACGCTTCAACCTCCGAATAAGTTCAGATGTTTTACCCGAAAACATATTTCCCATGATAATTGAGAGACCCATCCTATCCTGTATTAAAATATCTCTTATTTTTTATATGGGTGATTCACACAGGGCCGTCTTTAATGGTTACGAAGGATACTACAACCCAAACACAGGTCGTGTGAAATTGGGAAATCGTTTGTTTCCAGACATAAAGACGGCTGTAAAATATCTCGGCAAAAGGTAAGATGTCTCTGAGCGATGCTCAGATTACCAAGAAGGTTGGGGAACTGCGTAAATCTGAGGGTAAGATCTACGCACCCCTCAAATATTTCAGGGGACTCACTACCTTGGGACAGGTCGAGACTCGCTACAAGAAGATGCTCAAACGGGACTACAAAGACTTCAAGACGGACAAGGGACAGAAAACAAAGACTTCTTCCTACACGCAAAAGTTTAGAAAGATGTACCCAGGGGTCAAATCTCTCCCTGAAATTGCTAAGGCTACTGGCGTGCCTTTGAAGACACTCAAGACGGTCTATAATAGGGGGCTCGCTGCGTGGAGAACCGGGCATCGTCCAGGAGCTTCTCCACAAGCGTGGGGATACGCGAGAGTGCATAGTTTTGTAACTAAGGGGAAGACGTATTACACGGCGGATAAAGATCTGCGTTAAATCATCTGTCTATATATTGATGACACAGTTTACATAGTGGGGCAATCGGAGATTCGATGTGAAGTTCTATATATCTACGTAGGACCCAGTGCGAGGAAATATGGCATTCATGTCCATCATCAATGATGGGAGCTTCTAAAAATGCTCGTTTCAGCAAGTCGGGTCTATCATGTAGCAAATGTGCTCGTGTAAGATGGTTGTTTTCATGACAGCATATACAGAACTTACCCAGACTTTTCCCATCGAAAAAACGTGTAGTAACTTTAGCGGCGTTCTCTGTCAAAAAACTTATAACGTCTTTTATGGGATCATCTTTACACAGTTTAACATCTGCTTCTAACAATCTCAATCGCGATTTTTTCAATTTGAGATTGATAAACTTCTCCCAATGAACCCTATTTTGTTCAACAAACGGCGTTCTACTGTACTCCTCAGGATCACGACGTTTGAGGATTCCGAGACGCTCATTCATCCTTTTTATTTTCACCATACTACTTTTTACTTAAAAATATGGTGAATAATACA